ACCGCCAAAGTCGCCATGCTGCTGTTCGGTCAACTGCGACAGGTCTCAGTCGATGTGAACAGTCTCGTGGCACGGGAATGATCGAAAAACAACCAATGAAATCCAATGGCTGGCACCGGCGGTTACCGTGAAGGCTCAGGACGCAAGAAGGGCGTCCCGAACAAGATCAATTCCGACCTCAAGGAGATGATCCTCGGGGCGCTGTCCGACGTTGGCGGTCGCGATTACCTCGCACTGCGCGCCAAGGACACGCCAGCCGCATTCCTGACGCTGGTCGGCAAGGTGCTGCCAATGCAGCTCGCTGGCGAAGGCGGGGGACCAGTCACGATCAATCTCATCACCGGCGTACCAGACATCGATGATGACGAACCGGAAGAACCCTGCATCCACGATCAATGAGCCAACAACCCATCACTCTCGGCTATAAGCCACGTCCCCAATTCGTCGCTTATCACAAGCGACGCCAGCGCTGGGCTTGCATTGTTGCTCATCGCAGAGCTGGAAAATCCGTAGCCTGCATCATGGATCTTATCCATGCGACTCTGAAGTCTAAGAAGAAGGACGCGCGCTTCGGCTACGTCGCACCGACGTATACACAGGCCAAGGATGTCGTCTGGTCGTATCTCAAAGAGTATACACACCGCATTCCGGGTGTTGAGTTACGAGAGAGCGATCTGTCGGTTATCTTCCCTACCGGCGCGCGTATACGTTTGTATGGCAGCGACAACCACGACAGGTTGCGCGGCATCTATCTCGACGGCGTCGTGATGGATGAATACGCCGACATGGCGCCGCAAGCCTGGGCACAGGTTATTCGACCAGCGCTCGCTGACCGCAAAGGCTGGGCAACATTCATCGGCACACCGAAGGGCCGCAACTCGTTCTTTGAGATCTACGACTACGCACGAAACAACCCCGATGAATGGTTCTCGCTCCAGCTTCGCGCCGACGAAACCGGCATCCTAGATCGGGAGGAACTCGAAAGCGCGCGTCGCGTTCTGACGCCGGAACAGTTCGCCCAAGAGTTCCTCTGCAGCTTCGACGCCGCCATTATCGGCGCTTACTTCGCGAAGGAACTCGACGAGGCGAAGAACGCTGGCCGCATCACCGACGTGCCATACGATCCGCTGCTCCCCGTTCACACCGCCTGGGATTTGGGCGTTGGCGACTCCACAGCCATCTGGTTCTTCCAGGTCTCCCGTGCCGAAGTGCGTGTGATCGACTACTACGAAGCATCCGGCTACGGCCTGCCACACTACGCCGCAGTGCTCACCTCGCGCGGCTACAACTACGGCACCGACTACCTGCCGCACGACGCCCAAGCCCGACAGCTCGGCACCGGCCGCTCGCTCTGGGAGACGCTGCACAGCCTCACAAACCGCATCCCGCGCGTGCTCGCACAGCAGAACCTCATGGACGGCATCAACGCCGCGCGCATCAGCATCGCCTCGTGCTGGTTCGATACATACAAGTGTCATGACGGACTCGAGGCGCTACGTGCCTACCGCGCCGACTACGACGACAAGCGCAAGGCGTTCACCGATCGGCCGCGGCACGACTGGGCCTCGCACGGCGCAGATGCGTTCCGGTATCTTGGGTTAGCCTGGCGCCAGATGCAGCCGGAGAAGCCACCACCGCCCCCGACCGACCATTGGGACCGCGCCTTCGCCCGCGCATCGCAGAGCACAGTGGAAAGCTGGCGCGTAGCCTGATGACCTACTCGCAGAAATGGGTCGCAGGAGTGTTCGTCCACACCAACCTGGCGACGCTGCGCATGGCGCGGGATAGATGGGCCTGCGAGTTGGACTACCGAAACCGCTGCACCGAGAAGACTGGGAGCGAGGACGTAGGAACCGACTTCAATCGCTGGCGTCTGGCGTATGTGAACGCAGAGATCGCCAGGCTTATCAGCGTAGGCGAGCACACATGACCGAGGTCAAACCCACAATGCACAGTTGAGAGTTGGCGCGTGGCCCGATGAGCCCTGAGCGCCAGGAATACGAGGCAGCGCTGGCGGCATACAGGGCGGCCACGCAACGCCTGACCGAGGCCAAGCGGCACTACGATCCCAAGACCGCACCTGAGGCTGTCGAGAAGCGCAACGTCAAGGCGGCGGAATATCGGGCCAAGCGTCGTGCTAAACGCCAAGCATGGTCGGCCAGCCCTGAGCGAGCGGCAGAGGAGGAGCGCAACCGCCGCATGTACGAGGAATACCAGCGACGTTGGAACGCAGCACGACCGGAGGCGGCAAGTGACTGACACCACCACGCTGAGTGGCGCCCAGTTCCAGAAGCATGTTGGGACGGACCCGGAGAAATGGGCTGAGGCGTGCTATGCCGCGATGCGCGCCCCTGGCGTCTATGGCGATAGCCTCGATGGTCCTGGTCGTATCGCGTTCCTGGCACAGTGGTTTAGCGACTACGCCGAGGTGCGGGTGGCCGAGGAGGTGGGGCGCGTCACCGCCCGCCTGGTGCCACGGCATGACGACTGAGGCCGAGCGCCCTGAGTATGACTGGGACGGTCGCGCACAGGCGATGGAACTCGTCATCGAGGCACTCATGGCCAACTACTGCCGCGATCCTGCACACCCGACGCTCGACGAGATGCGCAAGGTCTATGCCGAAATCAAAGCCATGAGGGTCTATGAGACCGAGTAGTGTCCACAAAGTTTCGTTTATCGGACGCAACAAGCGACGCAGTCGTCTGTAGACAAATAGCACGATTGGCGAGGCGGCTGAAAACCCACGAAGTGACGCGCCCAACGTGGCCAGATCCATTCAGAGCGGCACACGGGCACCATGTCCGACAACAGCTTAGCCAACCTCCATGAGTTCGACCGTCTGGAGTGGTGGGACGTGGCGCGCCGCGTCAACCCGCGCATCACCTGGGCCGAGTTCCTGCACCAGTGGGCCGAGTTCCAGCGCCTCAAGGCCGCACGCAAGGCGAACTGACTGCATATGTCTGACACCGCCATCCATCTGCACGTCCATACCGGCGACCGCGGCCCCGACACGCCGCCGGCGATCCGTGACCTGACGGGCGGCGATCCCGGTGCGTACCCCCGCGACCTCGACGATCTCCACGCCCGCCTGATCCGTTGGTTTGAGGAAAGCGAACTAGCTAGGCAAGATGAAATAGCGCTTGCACAACGTGACCGTGACTACACCGACCACGACCAGTATACTAGAGAAGAACGGAAAATCCTGAACGAGCGCGGCCAGCCGATCATTACGATCAACAAGATCAAGGATAAGCTGGAGCTCCTCTGCGGCATGGAGCGCAAGGCGCGCACCGACCCCAAGGCATTCGCGCGCACGCCGGCCGAGGAAGATAGAGCAGACGCTGCGACGCAGTGCTTGCGGTATATCGCTGATGACAACAGCTTCAGCCTGCTCCGTAGTCTGGTGTTCGAGAACATGTTGACCGAGGGCGCGGGCGGCGTTGACCTGGGCCTCGAGGACGACGGCCAGGGAAGCTGCAACGTGACGATGACGCACATTCCCTGGGACCGCGTCTGGTACGATCCGCATAGCCGATCACTGGACTTTGCCGATGCGCGCTATAAGGGCCTCGTCATCTGGACCGATCGTGATGCGCTCGAGGAGATGTATCCCGACGCAGACGATGTGATCGAGAGCAGCTTCAGCAGCACCGACTTCTACTACAACGACCGGCCGGAAACCGCGTTCTGGACCGACAACAATCGCAGACGCGTGCGCCTCGTTCAGTGCGACTGGTCCGAGCGTGGGACGTGGTGGCGCGCGACCTACACCAGGTCGGGGCTGCTGGCTAAGCCGCAGAAGTCCAAGTTCAAGGACCGCAAGGGCAAGAGCTGCTCAGGGCTACTGCTGCAATCCAGCTATATCAATCGCGAGAACCAGCGGTATGGCATGGTGCGGGGCCTGATCAGCCTGCAGGACGAGATCAACAAGCGCCGCTCCAAGGCGATGCACCTATTGAACGTGCATCAGGTCGTGGCCGAGCAGGGCGCGGTGCCGGATGTGGACAAGGCGAGGCGGGAAGTTGCGAAGCCGGATGGGTATGTCGAGGTGATGCCTGGGTTGAAATTTGAGATCCAGCAAACGACCGACTTGGCCGCCGGCCAGTTCCAACTGCTGCAGCACGCTACCGCCGAGATGCAGCTCTCAGGCCCCAACGCGGCGATGTCAGGCACCGATCCGCGCGAGCTGTCAGGGCGCGCCGTGTTGGCGATGCAGGCCGGCGGCGCAGCGCAGAACGAGCCGCTGGCCGATGCGCTGCGGTTCTGGAGCAGGCGGGTCTATGAGACCGCGTGGCAAGCAGCTCGGGAGTTCTGGTCTGGCGGAAAATGGGTCAGGGTCACGGATGATCTCAATGAGACGAGATGGGTAGGCATCAACAGGCCAGTCAGATTGATGGATAAATTGGCCGATATGGACCCGCAACATCGGGCCATGGTCATGCAACAAATGCAACTCCAGCCGGGCGACCCAAGATTACAGCAGGTCGTTGGTATAGAGAATGACATAACAGATTTGGACATCGACATAACTATAGAGGAAGGTATTGACATACCTTCACTACAGGCGGAAGAATTTCAGTCACTGGTGCAACTTGCCTCAGTGCAACCCGGATTAATCCCCGGCGATGTCTTGATCGCCGCGTCTGGGCTGCGCGACAAAGATATGATATTGTAACGAATGAAGGCCCATCAACAACAGCAACAGCAGGCCCAGCAGCAGGCAGGGCAACTCGCAACACAGCACGCGCAAGCCGACATCCAGGGCAAACAGGCCAAGGCGCAGGCGGACATGGCGCTGGCGCAGGAGCGCAAGGTGAACGCCGCGGCTAATGTGCATTCCGTGCATGGCGAGTTCAGCGCGCCACCTTACGGCCAGCCGCATGTGGCTCCCGACAACCCGCCTGGCGCGTCACAGCCGATGCAGCCGCCGGCGGACCCCGAGCAGATGACGTCTGAGATGGCGATGGCGCATCACATGACCGACCTGGCCAAGAAGCAGGCCGACATTGCCAATACACGCGCATCCACGCTGCTGACCGCGGCCAAGATCCCGCAGACCGCGCAGCAGACGCTGCACACCGCGCACCAGACGCACCAGACGGCCATCACGACGAACCGACTGATGCGCACGCCCATTCCACAGCCCCAGCCGCAAGGAGGTGCGCCGTGACGATCGGGTTCGTGTTTTGGCTGGTAATGCTCATCTGGATCATCTTTTGGGCGTTCGGCAATTTCACACCGGCGGGTCAGCCATACTGGAACAGAGGCGGCTGGCTGGTCGGGTTCGTGCTGTTCTTCTTGCTCGGCTGGGCCGTCTTCGGCTTCATGATCCAGGGGCCTGGTGTGAGGTGAACCTGCTTCTTCTGCTCATCATCATCATCGTGCTGTTCGGCGTTGGTGGCGGCGGCTACTACGGCCCGCGCTACGGCTGGGGACCAAGCCACTACGGCGGCCTCGGTCTGGTGCTGCTGATCGTCATCCTGGTGCTGCTATTCGGCGGGGGCCGCATCTGGTGAGCCACGGGGCGTTGCTCGGCATCATGGTTTTGGCGCTGGTTGTGCTGCTGATCACCGCGGTAACGTGAAGGGATGATTCTGCAGAACACCCCGTTTCTGTGCCTTGCGTGCCATCACAGGTGGATGGACGATCTGGTGATGGACGCGCCTGCCATGGTGGTTATTGCCTCGATGCGTGCGATCCATTGCCCGCAGTGTGAGGCGGGCTGGAAGCGCATTGCGATTGCCACTGAACCGTCGCGTGACGACACGGCTGGATAGCGAGTAGGGGCGGCTTCTGGCGGTACCGCCCAGCTACTCTCCCGCGCTCCTTGCACGGACGCGGTGTGGCATCACAGCACGGTCGAGTCCAAGCCGCAACGACACGCAACGACGTAACGCACCAACGCACCAACGTATCAACGTATCAACGTATGGAGAATTATGATGGCCAGAGTTCACGTCATGGGCGGGTATTTGAACGTCGAGGGGATGAGCGGCGGATATCCGGACCAAGGGTTGCCTGGGGCCGAGGGACCGGTTGATCCTGGCTACGGCATCAGCGCGGACCGGCCGTCCAATCCCATCGTGCTGCCGCCTGATCCGCCGGGTGTGTGGCCGGGGCCACGTCCCAGCCATCCGATCGTGATTGCGCCACCTGGCACACCGCCGGGGGTTATCTGGCCAAGCCCAGGCAGGCCGGTGGATCCAGGCTACGGGCGGCCTGTAGCCCCGCCGCATCCTGGCGGTGGGCCGATGCCAGGTAATCCGCCACGGCCCGATAACGCCCTACCGGGCGGGCAGGGCGGCACGATCGACAACGCGCTGCCATCGCAGACGTTCTGGATGCTGGCGTACTGTCCCTCTCAGGGATGGATGTACATCAGCGTCGACCCCTCGTTGACGCCAGGGCATCCGCTGCCGCCACACGCACAGCCGAAGTAACAACATCGCCGTGGGGTGGAGCAGTCCGGTAGCTCGTCAGGCTCATAACCTGAAGGTCGGCGGTTCAAATCCGCCCCCCGCAACCACATAAACGCACAACAGGGGCTTCACGTCATGAAACACGCACTGCTCGGCGTCAGCATCATCGCGGGCGCCTGCTTCTTCCACGCACCGGCCTATGCCGACACGATCCTTGTGTTCGGCCAGAGCAGTGGCACGCCGATCACTGCGACTGAGAATGCAGCACAGAACCAGACCACACTGAGCGCTACGGATGCAGCCATCACCATCACACAGATACAGAACGGTGCTGGTGGCGCTGCATTCTTTGACCTCAACGCTACGTCCACTGACGCTGCACAGCCGTTGGGTAGCGGTGCTGCGCAGCACTATGCCGGGACGTTCTCTGTGTTCAGCGGCGTGGGGATGACGGGGACAAACTTCCTCAGTGGCTCGTTCACGGATCTGGTGTTTGGGACGGGGACTGGCGGGGCGCTTGCGGTTGGTGCGCCGCCTGATCTGGCATCGTT